CTGTCTTGTAGAAGCTTATGGATATTTAAAAGGTCCAATGGATATGTTGACAATGTATGAACAAAAGTATAATAATGTAGTTCAGAAATTTGCTGCAGAGCAAATTGGGAGAAGAAGACGAGATGATTATACGGACGGCACAATTCGTATTCCAATTGAGTCTCCGAATCCTTAAATTAGGAGATAAATATGGCAATAACATCGGCAATTTGTAACAGCTTCAAAGAAGAAATTTTACAGGGAGGACATTGTTTAAATGCCTCTGGAAGTACACCTGCAGGAAATACTATTAAATGTGCTCTTTATTCAAGCAACTCAGCAACATTAAGTAAATCAACAACAGTATATACTGCTCCATCAGATGGAACAGCAGATCCAACAAACACTTATGAAGTTACTTCAACTGGCTCTGGTTATACGACTGGAGGAGCGACGTTAACAAATATTGATGTCACTTTAGATAGTGATACAGCAGTTTGTGATTTTGCTAATGAAAGTTGGACATCGGCTACTTTTACAGCTAGAGGATTATTACTTTATAATACTACTGCTATCACAGGATTTACAACTAATAGATCAATTCTTGCTATTAATTTCGGTGGCGATAAAACTGTAACTTCTGGAACATTTACTATTGAATTTCCAGCAGCAGGCGCATCAACAGCTATTATACAGCTAGCATAAGGAAGGACTCCTTATGGCATCAATTTGGGGCGGTGATGATCCTTCGGTAGCCTGGAATGAAAATGCCTGGGCATCTAATACCATTACAGTTTCTTTAACCGGTCTATCAGCAACTTCATCACTTGGAACTGCAGTCGCTTATCCTGAACAAGGATGGGGCAGTGATTACTGGGGGTATGAAAATTGGGGCGAATCAGCAATCACAGTTTCTTTAACAGGTCTCTCTTCAACTTCAACTTTAGGAACATCTACTACTACTCAACTTACAATTGCTAGTTTAACAGGTATTTCCTTAACTTCTTCTGATGGAGCGCCAACTATAGATTCAAGTAATACAACTGTTCTAACAGGTATTTCAGCTACTATTTCTGATGGGTCGTTGAATATAGAAATTGGTGTGCCTCTCACAGGTATTTCCTTAACTTCTTCTGATGGAGCGCCAACTATAGATTCAAGTAATACAACTGCTCTAACTGGAATTTCTCTTTCTTCTGATATAGGGTCGATTACTATCTCATCAAATCCAGTGGTTAAACCAACTGGACTTTCAGCAACCACAGCGGCTGGAGCTATTACGCCGGCAGCTCAAGTAATGGGACTTACTGGAATTTCAGCCACAACATCAGTTGGAGCTATTACACCTACAGAGCAAGTAATGGGATTAACTGGCCTTCCCGCTACAATTAGTTTAACTCCTCCTTTTACATTTTATTATGGAGATGTTGACACTGGATCCAATATAACTTATAGTAATATTTCGACTGGTTCTAATATAACATATTCAAATGTTGCAACTGGATCAAATACAAGCTATAGTGATGTAGCGTAGGAGAAAAAATTATGGCATCAACATATTCCTCTGATTTAAAATTAGAACTTATGGCTACCGGTGAAAACGCTGGTACATGGGGAACAAAAACTAACGCTAATTTAAACTTAATTCAACAATCTGTTGCAGGTTATCAAGCAATAGATGTAGCATCTGGTGATGTTACTCTTGTTATGACTGATGCAGTTATTTCTAATGCAAGAAATATGACCCTAAAGTTTACTGGAACTCTTGCGGGAGACAGAATAGTAAATTTTCCAGCAAGTATAGAAAAAGTTTTTAACGTAATAGATGGAACTGATCACGCAGGATATACTTTAACTTTTAAAGTTACGAGCGCTAATGGTTTTTTATTATGTGAAGGCAATAATTATATCTGTCACTCTGATGGAACTAACATGGTTGAAGACCTTGAAACTAGAAATTGGAGAACTATAACTGCATCAGAAACCGTTCAATCAGGTGCCCAACTTTTTGTAGACACAGATGGTGGAGCAGTTACGGTAACGCTTCCAGCCTCTCCAGCAAATGGTGATGTAGTAAATTTTGTAGATTCAAGATATACATTTGATTCTAACGCATTGACTGTTGGAAGAAATAGTTCTAAAATAGCCAATGATACATCAGACCTTGTAGTTAATACTGAAGGTGCAGCATTTGGATTGGTTTATTCTGGTTCAGATGTAGGATGGACTTACACGGAGAAATAATATGTCAAATTACGAAGCAACTAAATACGATTTTTCAGGAGCAAGCCTTACTGGTATCGAAGGAATTCCTACAGGTACTATTGTGCCCTGGACTGCTGCATCAATAGCAACAGGTTTTTTAGAATGTGATGGAGCGGCAGTTTCAAGAACAACTTACGCCGCATTATTTGCAATTGTTTCAACAACTTATGGAGTAGGTGATGGTTCATCAACTTTTAATCTTCCTGATTTAGCTGATAATATAGCAATGGGAAAATCAGGAACTAAGGCTTTAGCATCAACTGGTGGAGCAAATACTGTATCTTCAACTGGAAATGTTGGAGGCTCAACGGCGGCTCATACATTAAGCGAATCTGAATTGGCCGCTCACGCTCATGACATACTTTATGGTAATTCGGCAGGTACAGAGGGATACCCACATAAAAATACTGGTCAGTATTCAACTTCAGCGCCCTCTTGGGGAACAACGGGGGGTGATAGTGGACACTCACATAATATGAGTGCTACATTTAGTGGTGATGCAACATCAGTTTTACAACCTTATTTAACATTGATATACATAATAAAAACTTAGGAGAAAAGATGGCAACTAACGCAACATGGACTGTAATATTCCCCGACAAGAGAATTAATAAAGGGGGAGTATCTTCTTATATAATAGATGATGATGCATTTTGGAATGATTCAAAATTTTCAAACATCTGGGCGATCCAATATGGAACAAGTAATACAAGCGACGAAGTAGAATATAGAGATGGTACTCCAAACAGTGCATATGATGCAGCTGTTTTAGGACCTATTCAAGATTTTATAGACAAATGGGATCCAGCACATTTAGCTCAATTACAATCTGATTGGGACAATGATAACGTTGAGGGTGAAACTGAAGCTGAAAAAATTACAAGATTAGGTGCAAGACCTACTTCATACTCATCTTAAACAACCACTGTTATCTTCTTTAGATAAATTAAGCAACTTCCTGTTTTTCTTATACATGGTAGCAGTTCGTTGCTGGTTTTCCCAAGATGGAAGCAATTTATATTTAGTAAATCCAATCTTATCAAACTTTGATTTATCAAAATAAAAATTATTCCAATCTATATGGTCTTTATAAAAGGTGCGTTCCATACCAAAATCCCAAAAACTGCACTTAAATTCCTTTTGTTCTTTTTCTCCAACATTAATTTTAGAGGTTGTGCCATAACAGACTTTTTTTGGACACAAATAAGAACATTCTACATTGAGAAAAAGTCTTATTTTCTCTTTGTCTTTAATACTTTTAAGAAACTTAACATCATCATTCATATGAATAGGTAGAACAATGGTATCGTAAAGTTTTAATAAAATCTTTTTCTTTAATTTTTCAACAGTAACAATATCATGTATGCAACTCGCCTCTATTTTATAGTCAGAAAAATCCTCCTTGATATATTCAGCTAACTTATCGGTTGCTGTAATAATGGCATTTCCTTTTCTATGGTATTGTTTTAAAAAAGGTTTGCTTTCTTTATACTGCTTGTCAGATATAAATTTATTGGTTAAAGGTAGTTTTAATCCAATGCCTTTGTCATAAAGCCAATAAACATCTACTCTCGTTAAATTTATACCATCAAATATTCTACCTCCAAATAAAGAAGTATTTCCTTCCACTTGTCCGAAAGCATAATCTATATCTTTATATTGAAATTGAAAATTACTGTGTATTTTTGCGTGGGAACGAAAAAAATCTAACCAATCTTTAATATGATATTGCCATGATTTTCTCGCAGAACAAGAAATGTGCATTTAGATTTTTTGACCACTCTTATCTTCTGGGGAATTATTTGGAATAAATGGCATGTAGGTTATTAATTAGCTTAATAACATCCAAGAAGTTATAATATATTTTTCACCTTTTAATGGTGGATTTCCTCTATGAAGATAAGGAAAAGCTGCGGGGAAAATAACAATTCTCCCTGCTTTAGGTTGTACTCTTGTTGAGTAATGT